TATAAGTAAAATACTTGTTGGGCGTTGTATCTGTGTATCGATAAACATCGACTTGTGTATTACCCAATTTTCCGCTTGTTGAGGTTGTTTGAGTTCGTGTCTGGATTTCGGCAAAAGTTGTTGTTAAACTTGACAATCCACTAACTGTCGTATCTAGGTTTCTAATTCGGCTGTATGTGTAATTTGTGCCAGTATCCGAATTGAAACGCAGATAAACGGAATTGTTATCTGATGCCGTGTAATAATTATTTAAAACAATTAAGAGATTTGTGTATGTGCTTGGGATTGATGAAACTGTCACGCTTGCACCTGAAAGTGCTGTGCCGCCCGTATTAATTAGAGTCAAACCGCCAGCACTTGCTGGTGCAGCCCATTTCAATCCTGTTGCGGTAGTTGAGTCAGCTGTAAGTACTGTGTCGTTAGCACCGACTGCTAGGCGCGCAGGTGTGTCGTTAGCAGTAGCTGCAATTAGATCGCCCTTAGCATCCACGATTGCATTCTGGATCGCATTGCTGTCATCCTGTGCAACCCATGAGAAGTCCATGTCTGTGTTAGATGCCTTAGCAAGGACTTGACCAGTAGTGCCACCCTTAAGATCGACCAGAGAAGCATCGATAGAATCGCCTAGAGTCTCAATGGCTACTGCGCCATCCTTAACTAGATCCGTACTGGTTGGTACTGGCCAACCAAAATTAGGTGTTGTTGTTGCCATTAGGTTAGAGCTCCGATCGCTTTAGACCACTGTAGTGTACCATTTACGCCACTCCAGATGGTGTTAGTTGGAATTACTGTTGCCCATGTCGGGGCTATAAGTGAGAAGTCTGTAGGTGAGACATAGATAGTTGCATCTACGAATGTTGGTGTGGCTCTCATAGAGATGCCCTCTACAAAGCCTGAGAAGTACCCCTCGAACATGTTGAAGGGTAGGTTGGTAATAACTACTGGCTCGCCAAAGAAAAGGTTGATTAGGTCATCTCTAAGGGCATTAGGCATAAGAGGATTATCAAGTCTAAAAGTAATCTGGTCGAGCTGTGTTCTAGGAACTGAGCGCAGGGCTAGATCGCGCTCGATGATGTCCTCAATGTCTGCCAGAAAGCGGATATTAGAATCGAATGTCCTTTGGTAGCGACCATAGGCGGTGATTGAAGCATCGTCTGTGGCTGAGTATGTGCTGCCATAGTCATTGCCATAGCGAACAATCTCACTGTTACGGATCTTGCCAATCTGGAGAATTGACTTCACGCTGGCAGGGGAAGCATAGTTGCCGTCTAACTGGGTTGAGCCATTAGCAGCTAGGTAATTGGCTCGATGATCCGCATCGGCATATGAGATTCGACCCTGCTTGTCCTCAAAGAGGTTTCCAAGTGCGCTGTCTGCTATCTGCTGAACTAAGGTCTGAGTGTTGCGATCTGCTGCACTAAGGTTGTCCATCTCATACAGACCAGCATCGATCTCACCCAATCCCACATTCTCAGCATTAGCCCATGTAGTAGTCGGATCGTAGTCAATCCATTCAAGGGCAGGTGCTACTTCTATCCACTCATTGACTAGGAGCTCTTGCAAGATAATTTCAATCTGTTCGCCATCTAACCCATGAGCCACAGAATCTGTGTAGATCGCCTTAGGCAGTTTAGCCAGAGCACCGACTGCAAGGATTGAACCCAGAGTTACATATCCTATTTCTTCTGGACTTCTGACTGAGGTTGAGAAGTCTGAGACTGTGCCACCGAATACAGGCACATAAGTGCCACCGCTATCTTTAAGCTCTAAAGTCAGGGAATCTGTAACATCAATGTCAAAAAGGGCATTGGTGGCGTTGATGATGTCCATGCGGGCATAACCTGCTTGGCACTGGCGATCGATATCAATGCGACCTGTAGTAACACTTACCCCAGTTACATTGGTATAAACAGTCGTACCGACTGTTATGCGCCATTCTGGAAGCCATGTCATACGGCTAGAAGTCCTGTTGAGCTAGTGCCTCGCTGATATGACTGACGGATCACATCTTCTACAGCTCTAGCGATAGCCTCTGGATCACCAACACCAGTATTGACTGTAATGTTTGTGACACCTGAACCTGCGCCATATCCCCTGCCTCGGTTCATATCAGGGCTGTAGCCACCAAGATCGCCTACTAGTTTTTGATATTCAATAAGAGCCAGCATGTCTGCATAGTTCTGCTGTTCCTGCAATAAAGCAAAAGCGTTAGCGCGTTCGGTTGCTGCATCTGCATATTCAAGAATAGCCCCAATAGACCCTTGCGCTGCTACCTCTTTGGAAATTGGTTTGATGTAATCTCCGACTGGAATTCCTGAACCAAGCGATCCGCTTGTCGGTATTTTAGCGGTTCCCTGGGCATTGGCTTGCGCGAGTAATCTGAGCATTTCTTGAATCTTGGCAAGTGCTGCATCTAGATTAGTTAAATTGATTAGATCCTTTGGCTTCAGAGTATCAAGGATCGACTTGATGTCTGCAAGTTTTACATTTTGAGCCGTCAAAGCACTAAAGATTTTTAGATCTTCATTAAGTCTCTTGGTTGCAGCAGTTATGGCTGCTTCATCCTTAGAAGCAATAGCATCTTCTAGATCAGAGATTGACTTCTTGATATTTAGGCGAGCAGTATCATTGGCAATCTGGAGAAGTTGTGCCTGACTAGTTGCCTTGCCTAATTGCTCGGCTTGATTAGTAAGAGCTGCTGCAACTTGGATCTTATCCATGTCAAAGACTTCTTCACCCTTAAGCAGGGCAAGGTTAGCCTTGTCAATAGCAGCCTTTAGTCGTGCAGCCTTCAATGCTTTTGTTTCTTCTGCTGTTAATTTAGTTTTAGTCTTAAGGGTGCGAGCAGCATAGATAGATTGAAGTCTGGCTAGATCTGCTAAACCTTGAGCATTTATTCCGCTTTGACCACTAGTTGATGCTCTACCAGCTGCATTTAATGCAGAAATGTAAGCACCAAGAATAGGGATCATTTGGATGTCTAAGAATCCAACCCCCGGCAATCCTTTAAGTTTTTCAATCATTACACCGATACCACGAATGACATCTGCCGTGTAAATTGCAACATTCTGCATAGAGCTTGCAAGGTTATCAACTGAATCCTGATCGCCTAAACCTTTAAGGGCATCGATTAAACCTGTACCGATGATCTCAGAAGCGTTGGCAGCAGCAACGCCTAACTTGTCGATTGAACCTTGAAAAGTATTAGCAGATTCTGTTGCTGCTCCCTTAAATGTTCCTTCAAGCTGGGAGATAATATCCTCGAACTTGCCAGCCTTGAGATCTGCTTTTGATATGCCTACACCCAATCGAGATAATGCAGCATTATTCCCCAGGTATGCACGACTTAACGCCCCTGTAACCGATGCTAAATCTTTACCTGTTGCAGCACTTATGTCTAATGAAAGATTGAGCAATCTTTGTGCTTCATTAGTATTCTGTGTCGCGACCGCTAGTGTCTGATACGCGGGTCTCAATTTGTCATCAAGAATCCCGAACTCACTCTGTAATCTTTGAATGTAATCCTCAGAAGATGCGGCATCTCGACCAAGTCCAACATTCTTAAGAGCTAAGGCTAATTGCTTCTGGGCTTTCTCATCTTCTGCTGCTGCTTTAACGGCAGCTTTACCATAAGCGAGAACGGCTGTTGCACTAAATGCTAAACCAAAAGCACCTGCAAGTTTTTTAACATTCTTGGTGAGTTTATCCGTTGATGAATCTGCTTGCTTAAAGGCTTTATTGCCTGTGAACTCCGCAGCAATATCAATCATTACATTAGCCATGATTAGCCTCTCGCTCTTGCATTAAGTTTATCTGCTGCGTTTTTAATAGCTGCCAATACTGCTTCTCTAGCCTTGCCATTGTTTTCTTCATAGGCACGGAACAAAGCGCGACCTTCCATTTTCTGATCGCCCTTCATTTGTGAGCTGTACTTGCCCTGTTGCTTCTCTACGAATCTGCTTTGTGGAGTCTTGCGACCCATAGTTTCATAGATCGCTCCAGCAGCACTCTTATTGAATACGCGAGCAAGAGATCTAAAGCCTCTGCGATTCGGCTTGGATGGTGTGGTCTTATAACCAATGCCACCCTTTACAATTCGAGCGTTATAAACAGGAAAACGCGCATCCGAACCCTCGCGGGCTAGCCATCCGCTAAGGACTTGACCATCATCTGGAAGATAGCCTTTAGCAGCCTTTGTAATAGGCTTTAGAGCTGCTGCAACCTCTTTGGGTAATGCTTTGGCAAGATCAGGACTGAAAGCGCGTAGAGACTTTCTAAGAGCGATTCCGCCCTTTACGCTT